TGTGAGGACTGGCGCGATTATTATGAATCAAATTATGAAGGACGTTTTGAAGAGTATTATAGACTCTGGCGTGGCATTTGGGATCCTGCTGACAGCGAGCGTCGCAGTGAGCGTTCCCGTATTATTTCTCCTGCACTACAGCAAGCTGTTGAGTCTAACGTAGCAGAGCTAGAAGAAGCTACGTTTGGACGTGGCAAGTGGTTTGACGTAAGCGACAACCTTGGCGACACCAACAAGCAAGACGTACAGTTCCTTAGGAACAAACTTACAGAAGACTTTGAAGATTGTATGGTACGTAAGGCTGTTGCAGAATGTCTTATCAACTCAGCAGTCTTTGGTACAGGCATTGGTGAAATCGTTATTGAAGAAATGAAGGAGATGGCTCCTGCTACTCAACCCATTATGGGAGGAGATTTACAAGCAGTAGGAGTAAACATTACTGATCGTGTCAAGGTTAAACTTAAGCCTGTACTACCCCAGAATTTCCTAATTGACCCTGTAGCTACCTCTGTAGAAGACGCTCTAGGCGTTGCTGTAGACGAGTTTGTAAGCTTACATCAAGTAGAACTTTTGCAGGAACAAGGCGTCTACAAGGACGTTTACGTTGGTCCTGCTGCTCCTGACACTGACCTTGAGCCTGACCAAGACATCACAATTTACAACGATGACAAAGTACGACTAACTAAGTACTATGGTCTTGTCCCCAGAGAGCTTCTGAATGCCGCTGTAAGCGAAGATGACGAAGAAGCAGTACCTGAGGAAGACTCTGAGTCACGTTACGTAGAAGCCGTTGTAGTGGTTGCTAATGGTGGTATCTTGTTGAAGGCAGAAGCTAACCCCTACATGATGTCTGATCGCCCTGTTGTTGCGTTTCCTTGGGACGTAGTACCCGGACGCTTCTGGGGTCGTGGAGTCTGCGAGAAAGGGTATAACTCTCAGAAAGCTTTGGACACAGAACTACGCGCCCGTATTGACGCACTAAGCCTAACTATCCACCCAATGATGGCTATTGACGCAACTAGGTTGCCACGAGGTGCAAAGCCCGAAATACGTCCCGGAAAAATGGTGCTTACCAATGGAAATCCTAAAGAAGTTCTACAGCCATTCAACTTTGGTCAAGTTAGCCAAATTACTTTTGCTCAGGCCGGAGCATTGCAGCAGATGGTACAGCAAGCAACGGGAGCGGTTGACTCAGCAGGAATTGCTGGTAGTGTTAACGGCGAGGCTACTGCCGCTGGTATTAGTATGTCTCTTGGCGCTATTATTAAGCGGCATAAGCGAACCCTGATTAACTTCCAGCAGTCGTTCCTAATTCCGTTTGTCAAAAAAGCTGCTTATCGGTACATGCAATTTGACCCAGAAAACTACCCTGTTGCGGACTACAAGTTTAACGCAAGCAGCACTCTTGGTATTATCGCTAGGGAATACGAAGTTACTCAGCTTGTACAGTTGTTGCAAACCATGGACCGACAGTCACCATTGTACAACACCTTGATTCAAAGCATTATTGACAACATGAACTTGTCTAACCGTGAAGAACTCATTGCGGCTATGCAGCAAGCCATGCAGCCTAACCCACAACAGCAACAAATGGCTCAAGCAGCACAACAGGCACAACTGGAGTTCCAGCAGTCCCAGACAGCGGCTTTGGCAGCGCAGGCTCAAGAGTCACAAGCTAGGGCTACCAAGTTGGCTGCAGAGGCTCAGGCAGTTCCACAGGAGCTTGAAATCGACCGTATCAACGCTATCACCCGAAACCTTAAAGAAGGTGACGCTGAAGACAAAGAGTTTGAACGCCGCATGAAAGTGGCTGATACTCTCCTCAAAGAGAAGCAGATAGAAGGTAAAACCAATGTTAATAACGCAAAAAGAAATGCAGTCCCTTCTGGACCAAGTCAACAATCACTTCCAAGGAACATTCCAACGGCTAACAGACCTAGAGGAGCAAATGAACCAACTGGAAGCCAAGGTGGAGGAATTATGTAATGCCCAAGTCAAAGGACCCAAAACTAGCACGGGCAGGAGTAAGCGGGTACAACAAACCAAAGCGGACGCCTAACCACCCAACTAAGAAGTTTGTAGTAGTAGCCAAAGAAGGCGACAAAACCAAGACTATACGTTTTGGTGACGCTAAGATGACTATTAAAAAAGACCAACCTAAGCGACGTAAGTCGTTCAGAGCGCGTCACAAGTGTGACACAAACCCACCCAGCAAACTCACGGCGAGGTACTGGTCTTGTAAGAAGTGGTAAACACAGCCGTGAGGCTATTGCACGTCGTGATGACGTTAGGAGAACACAATGCGAAAACTATTAGTAGCAGTAATGCTGCTGTCGTTACAGGCATCAGCAGACACTAAGATTCTCATAGAAAAAGCAGATCAGCAGTACGTAATTATTCCAAGCTGCAACGTATCTGAAGACGTAACTCAAGTAGCAGTACACAGGCTTAGAGTAGGCGCACCAGTATACATAAGACACAAAGGACGACAAGTCCGGTGTAAAATTGAAGACTACTATCAAGTAAGGAGCTAAACATGCCAATGGGACCCGGAACATACGGAAGTAAAGTAGGACGACCACCTAAAAAGAAAAAGAAGCGAGGTAGTTGTGGCAGCAAAAAGAAAAAGTAGTGCCAAAAAAGCTAACGACGCTTGTGCGCGTAAGGTCAAGTCTAGGTACAAAGTCTGGCCTTCCGCGTACGCATCAGGTGCAGTTGCCAAATGCCGCAAGGTAGGCGCTAAGAACTGGGGTAACAAAAGTGGCCGTAAGAAAAAGTAAGAAGGGTGCAGCCCTTAAGAAGTGGTTTAAGGAAGAGTGGGTAGACGTTAAGACAGGTAAACCCTGTGGACGTAAGTCTGCAAAGAAGGGTGAGTCCAAACGCCCCTATCCCTCTTGTCGTCCTAAAGCTGTTGCAGCTAAGATGACCAAAGCTGAAAAAGCTTCTTCTGCTCGTCGTAAGACAGGCCCCGGTAAAATTAAACACGCTGTTACAGCTTCAGGGAGACGTAGAAAAAAGTGAGTTACGAAACTAAAGTAAAACAAGCTTTAGATATATGTTTAAACAAAAACTACTTTAAGGGAAACGACAAAGAAACAGCCATAGTAATGTACTCAGGCGGTATGGACAGTGTGTCATTATTATGGAATCTTTTGGAACACACAGAACAGGACATACACGTACACTCAATACACATTGACAACTCTGAGGGCCGTGTCAAAGCGGAAGCAGAAGCAGTTAAAAACACAATTAACTACATGAAGGAACACCAAAGACCCTTTGAGTTTTCTTCTTCGGTTTACTCCCTTAAAATGAAGTATCCCGGAGGTAAGGACATGACTCTTGCGTTGTTCCAAGCTATGAGAGCAGCGTCAGGTTTAGGCAAAGCGTTTAACATTGTGTACACAGGCGACTACAATATAGGTAGAGACGAAGGAGCAGAGGCTCAGGGTGTGCTTAACGCTCTGTCTACTACTCGACGTGTTAAGCCTATTTGGTTAGCGCCTTTTGAACACATGACGTACAACTCTGTAGAACGCAGCAAAGGTATCTACTTAAGTATGCCTGAGTACTTGCGTAACAATTACTGGTCCTGTAGAAAACCTACAGAGTTGCTTAGTGGTTTTGTTGTTTGTGGCGAATGTCACGCATGTGAACGACAAGAAGCCATGCAAAAAAACTTGACAACTGCATAAAAGTATGCTATAATAAAACTATAGTTAACAACATTAGAGGAAACTATGACTCCTGAGCTTGAAACCTACTTCGACAACTACAACGAACTCTTCAACCACGAAGGTTTCAAACAACTCCTACAAGAGTTATCCAACAATGCACAACAATTGGCTGACATTCAGACAGTCAAGGACACAGAAGACCTATACTTCCGTAAAGGCCAAGTTGCTGCTTTCGCTACTGTAATTAACCTCCAAGGTACTATAGAAGCAGCTAGAGAGCAAGCAGAAGCAGAAGAAGAAGGTCCTGTTGATGTTTAAAATTTACGACTTCCGTTGTACTAACGGACATGTCTTTGAAGAAATGGTAGCGAGTAACGTTACAACCAGTAGGTGCGGTTGTGGCGCGAATGCTACAAAAATGGTATCTGCCCCGTCATTTCACTTGAATGGTTCCGATGGTTCATTCCCCGGAGCACATATGAAGTGGGTCAAAGAGCACGAAAAAGCAGGTCAAAAATAACCACATCTCCACAATGATAACGATCACGGAGTTTAATTATGTCTAGAGCAACGATTCTAGATCCCCGTCCTGAAGAGGAAAACGCGGATCAAATCGAACAAAACGAAGTTAACGAGATTCAACAAGAAGAAGTAGAAGTTGAGCAACCTCAGCCAGAAGAACCTAGCTTACCAGA